ACCTGCCGCCGCCCATGCTGGCGCTGCAACATCGGGAGCGGTCGGCACCAACAGGGTCACCACCCGCTGCGGATCATCCGCCAGCCTGAAGGTGCGCTCCTGCCCCGCTGCGGTGTCTTCCGCCAGCAGCAGCCCCCCCCAGCCGTCCTGATGTTCCACCGGGGCGAGTAGCAGGGCATCGTCTGCCAGTAGGGCCAGCAGCGAGGGCGGTGGTGTCCCCTCCCCGGCGGTGGCCAGAGCGTCATAGAAGGCCATGGCGAACCCTGGCACCTGCACCGCTTCGCATAGGGCCAGCATCGCGGCACCGGCTGCAGCAGGGGGCCCCTCGGCCTCGCCCTCATCCATGGGCGGCAGGAACCAGCAGAACTCCTCCATGGTGAACGGCTCGCGGCGCTTCTCGGGATCCCGGTGAGCGCTGGCATACCAGGCGTGGAAGTTGGCAATCGGCCGCTCTGCCGCGTGCAGCCGCTCCCTCAGGAGGCGAGTGCCCTGGTCGAGCGCTTCCCAGATCGTGGCTTCGGGGCACCAGGCGAAGTGCTCGCTGGTGAAGGCGTGGTGACCGGGCCAGAGGTCGTTGAGCTGCCAGAAGATGGCTCCCCAGTCGGTTGGGGCAGGTTGGGCTTTCCCAGGCTTGCGGCCATCAGCTGCAGCGTGGCCTCGGGATCAGCCGGTGCCGCGCCGCCGCGTTGCTCGCGCAACATGAAGGCATAGATGGCATTGCGCAGCCCCTCGGTGAGGTTGCGGGTTTCGTCGTCGGTCCATTTGGCGCAGTCGGGATCCACCTTACCCAGCCGGTAGACGATCGCGGCGGTGACCAGCCGGGTGATCTGGGCCTCGTTCTTGGCGGAGAGGTGGTTGTCAATCTCGCGGATCAGGCGGTGCTCGCGCTGGCGGATCGCGTCTTCCTTGGGCTCCAGCACTACCGGGATGCCGATGTGGTGGGCCATCAGGCGAGAGCCCACTAGCCTCGCGTCAGCCTCGGGTAGCTCGTCCACCTCCTGGATGATGCGGGCCAGCCGCTGGGTCTGCTCGTTCACCGTGCTCTGGTAGTCGATCTCATCGAGCATCATCCGCTCCCCAGCCAGCAGGCTGTTGAAGACGGGGAACTGCAGGATGCCGGTGGCCTCGTCCCCCACCTGCTCGACCTTGACTTCCGGGGCGGTGACAAAGGGAAGCGGCACGGTGCTGTTGTGTTTTCTCAGCTTGCCGTTGTGGCTTAGGGAAGCGCAATGGCTTATGATGGGGGGGGGCGGGTGGAGCTTGCGGGCTACCTCAGCTCAGTTGACGACATGACTCCCCGGACCTCCCGCTGCCAGGCGGGGGTCCCTGGCCCACCCGGCACCCATTCACCACCGACCGACCGACTGATGAGCAAGCGTAACGACAAAACCGGCACTGGCTTGATTCTCAATATAGGATCTGGCCCTTCAAGAGTATTGCTTGTTTCAATGGCATTATGGAAACCCGGAGGAGGTGGAGAGCTTCTTCAACTTGAAACATTCTTAACGCAAGAAGATTTCAAAGAAGTGCGTAGCAATGATTTTTTTGACGTGACATTCAACGCAATTCGTGCTTTCGTAAAAGCTTCTGATTACGTGCTGTGTCCATTTTTTCGAGAAATGTTAACGCGGGAAGCAGTTGCGACAAGCAGTGTAACGTTACCGCTTTTAGGGCTGCGTTGGTACGATCCCGCGAAATGGTCTGAAGATTTGTACGAATCCGACCCTGGGGCAAGAAGTATTTACTCAGCTCTTTTTGTTACTGAAACTAGAAACCCTGACTTTGCCTTTGAGGCAATGGATGCCGAAGATATTGATTATCATCAAGGGGAGTCATATTTGTATGCTGCAAAAATTCCATACATGCAAAAAGATATCGCCAAGCAATGCGGCTTTACCTGGGATCCAAATAGAAAATCTTGGGTGCGCTGTTTAGCGGCGGACGAAACGCACCTATTCCCGTTTGAATGTGTTCTTCTTGAGGCTGACGAGGATTACTGAAGTCAAAACCCCGCCACCACCCTCTAACTCACCCTGCCAACCGACCATGACCGACTTCCGCGCCTTGTGCGCTGAGCTGCTGGATATTTTGGCAGAACATAGCCAAGATCTCTATGTTTTTGAGGCGGAGGCCATCACCCGCGCTCGCGCCGCCCTGGACGAGCCGAAGGGTGGAACGAGCGTTGAGCAAGTGGCTCAGATCGTCTACGAAAATGCCATGCTTGCGACTGCACCCGATCACGCCAAGCCGCATTGGCCAAGCTGGGCTGATTTGCCCAATTCAGATGCACGCATTCACGCGCTGAACACGGCTGAGATCATCCTCGCCCGCTGGGGCCGCCCTGCACCAGCGCCGAAGCCCATCCCGGTGAGCGAGCGGCTGCCAGGGGATGCAGATTGCCTGGTTATCACGGCATACGATGGGACTAGCAGCTTTGATGAACACTATTGCTACCTGGCCAAGGAGTACAAGCACTGCGGCCAGGTGCTATTGATCTGGGAATTAAAGCCCACATCGGCCCTTAGGCTGAACCTGCCTTTCACGTACTGGCTGCCAGCGTCAACTCGATTCCTGCCGACGACGGTAGATCCTGCCTAACTGACTTAGGACCCCGTCACCGCCCTAAGCATTAGCCTTTGACCGCTACCCAGGAATGTCACTTAGGTTCATCGCTTGAAGCAAATCAATTAAGTCCTGGCGCACGCCTTCCCGCGCATCCTCCCGTTCACGGCTGATGATGCCAACCAGTACCTCTTCATACGAGAAATCTTCTGGAATCGCCAAAACGCATCCATTATCTAACATAAGCTGCCTATACACGTCTTCATTGCCTGTCCTAAGTTCAATAAACGGGCGGATTAGTGATGCCATCCTGACACTCGGTACTGGCTTAGGTTTCCGGCTTACGACCCCGCCACCGCCCTCTGAATGCGCTGCTGCAGCTTCCGGCCAATCGGGAACACCGGGATCCCCGATACCTGCACCGTACCCCTGACCGCATCAGTCCATGGTCTAGCCGGGAGGATGGTGCCATTGCGGAGGCGGGCTCCTTCATGCACGGCGGTGGCGTAATCAGCGCCCCAGGTGGCTTCTAGGACAAAAGGATTGGGGGAGGAATACGAAAACGATTGACTGAGTGTGCCCCGATCCTTGAGGTTACGCGGGCTGCTGACTACCACAAAGGTGCGCCTGACCCTGCCTGAGCGATCCTTTTTTCTTCCCTTGTAGCGCTTCGTCTCCCGTGGCCATTGCCATGCCTGCTTGTTGAACGATTCCTGATATTTGCCGATCAGCTCAACAAACGTGTCCTGCACGATGCCCGCCAGCATCTGGTTCATCTCCCCAGGGCCGGGGCCGGTCACCGTGGTTTCTACCCGGATGCTCATGGTTCAGATCGCGGTAAACAGGGCAGCCATGAACTTGTCCCCCAGGGCCTCGCGTAGCTCGCTACCGATCCCGCCGATCCCAAAGGGGAATTCCAAGATCCGCAACTGCCCCTGCTCGGCACCATCGGCCAATGTGGGCAGCACGGTGAGATCGGTGATCACCGCCTGCCCGGTAGCTCCCGGCAGCATCCCAGCAGGCCTGTAGCCGGTCTCGTCCCACGTGAGGGAACTCCCGGCCGCCAGCCAGTTTGCGGAGCCCAGCAGCGCCCAGCGGGCGACGAACCCTTCGAGCATCAGCGAGCCTGCCTTCACCCCCGGTAGATCCTGCTCGCTGCGGCCCTGGGGCTTGGCGAACGCCTCGACCACCACCGCAGGGCCAGCAGCAGGCACCCCAGCACGGAAGTTCGTGATCGTCCCCGGCGGTGCCCACAGCATCCGCAGGTTCGCGTACTCGGGGAAGTCGGTGGCCATCAGCTACGAAGCAGGGTTGCCATGCCGCCGCCGTAGCCGCTGACCGGTTGGATCCCCAGCGTCTGGAAGATCCGCGCTTTTAAGGACTCCAAACGTCCGCCGAGCACGGCGCCGGCCGTCCCACCAGCGCCGCCCGATTCGTACTTCACCCGCAATAGGCTGGTGTCCCACTCCAGTACGTCGGCTTTGCTCTTCAGGTCGTCGCGGCTGAGGGTCTTGCCAGGGGTTGGGCCTTCGTAGCTCGCGGCATTGTTGAGGTGCGCCTTCCCGCTCTCCACCTGATCCGCATAGTCCGCTTCCAGGTTCTCGATCTCGTCGATCCATTGCTGTACCTGCCTGACAGCAGGGGTGGAGGTGATCGCTACCCGGTTGAGGATCGCTGTCAGCTCGGTCAGGTTGGTCACCGACAGGGGCCAGCCCGCGTAGCTTCTGATCAGCTCACGGTCATCCCTCGGGGTGATCCGCCACAGGCTGTTGAGGACGGGGATGGACATGGTGCCGCACGATCTAGCGCAGGTTTCCAGGAAACCTCAGGTAGTCACCGGTGATCCCGTGTACAACGACAAAGCAGGCAAGGGCTCCATGGCAATGGGCAAGGCTGGCAAGGGCAAAAAGCAGGCCATGCCGAAGAAGCCGAAGCCAGCCAAGGGCGGGGGCATGAAGGCAAAGTGATCAGTCAGGGGCCAGCCAGCTCCTGATCCGCTCCTCCCTCGCGGCGGTGTGGAACGGCTGCGCGTGATACCAGGCCCACACGTCGCAGTGGTTTTTGCTGACGTTGCATTCTGCGCAGGCCGGGACAAGGTTGCTCCTGACAGTCATCCCGCCGTTGGCCTTTGGCGTCACGTGGTCGAGCGTGATCTTCTCAGGCTCGCACCCGCAGTAGGCGCAGCAGCCGTCCCAGGCGTTGATGATCTCGCGCCTGAAGCTGCTCTTTGTGACCCGCTTGGGGACCAGCTCTGATCCCTGAATTCGGTGGGAATCCACCTAGGCCAGCTTCTGCAGCCAGACCCGAGCACCTATCCCGATCGAACGCTCAAGCATGCTCACGACCTTGTGAGCGGAGCGCTGGGGCAGGTTCAGGGCCACATCACGCAGCACCTGGCGGGTGGCCTCCTCATCCCTGGCGCCAACCGTGGCATGGAGGGTTAGGAACGCACGTAGATCAGGAGGCATGGGGCCGTTGCGTTTCCCTAGCTTGCCGTGGTGGCTTAGGAAACGGCAATGGCTTAGGATGGGCGAGCCGGAGGGTTCCTTGTTCTGCGCAAGGACCGTTGTACCTCCGGCACCCCCTTCACCACCACCGACCGACCGACCATGGCAAATTGGAAAGACACCACCAGTTACGAGCAGGGAGACAAGCGGCGCATCCCACGGTCTTACAAAGCGGTTGCGACGCCTGGATACCTTAATCTGGTTGTCTCAAGGCACATTCACGACCCCGGCTGGTGGATCCTCCGAACCAACGTCCCCGGCCTTGACATGGCTCGCTTACACGAAGGAGATGATGTAGAAATAGCTAAGCGCAATGCTCTGAAGCTAGTTGAGAACCGGCTAGCCGAACTTGTACAGGTACTGGAAGCCCTTGAATAATACTTGGCTTCGTAACTCCTTTGTCCCCTTAACACCACCAACCCTAATGCCTGAACCCGACTTTCGCGCCGCCCTGCAGCAGTTAGCCGATGCTGTTGACGGGTGGGAGATGGAGCCTGCCGATGGGGATCCGTTGCGCCTTGCCATGGATCACGCCCGCAAGGTGTTGTTTCCTAGGCTTGCCCGCTTTGCGCCTGATGATCCCGACCCAGAGTACACTGAGCGGCTGGCCGAGATCATCAGGGAAGTGGACGGCAAGCACGAGCTAGGCGCTGCAGCCCTGGCTGAGGCGATCTTGGCGCATCCTAGCTTCAGCGGCTGCCACGATGGCCCTGTGGCCCCGCCGGTGAGCCCGGTTGAGCCAATCTCCGTGGTCATCACAGAAGCTCAAAACATAGGGGAAGGCGAAGTGTATACCGACTGGTATCTTTGCCCCAACTGCAAAGATGACATGATCACCCATGGCTCTAATTTTTGCCCTAGATGTGGGGTGAAACTTCAATGGAAGGAAGGTGCCACCCATGCTTGACGCCAACACCCCCGCCTTCCGCGAGCAGTACCTCAACGGCGCCACCGTCTACGACCGCACGGGGCGCCAGTTGCGGGGCATAGTGGCCTGCAACCCAGAGACGGGAGAGGTGATCACCTGCGACATGGGGTGGATCGCCAAGGCTTGGCTGAGGGTGCTGTGGGCCAAGGATCCATTCAGTCATGCTTACCGTTGGCGCCTGGGCCGGCTGCGGTTTCCATCAAGACTGCCCCGCTACGAGGTCATAAGTGGCGAGATCCTGCGCCGCCACGGCTTCTGGCCCGCGCCCTTGACGGTCAGGAGCTGGTGGAAGCACATGCCACCGGCCCCTGATTTTTGGGACGCCTATTCCAAGCCCGTGCCATTGCCGCCTGATCTTCAAAGGTGCATCCCCATGCCACCCAAGCCGGCAACTAAAGCCGATCTGGCCTACGTCAATGATGAACCCTTGCCAGAAGTGTCCTAGAGATCACTGATTACAGGGAAACCGTTACGATAGAAGGAGTTCGTGCTCCCCATGATCACTTCAACGGCTCCTATGTGGTGACTTCGGTAACCCACAACATTATCCCCGCTATTGATTGACCCATGCCAATGCAAACACCTGAGCAGTACCCCAACGGCGCCATAGTCCGCGACCGGCTGGGGCGCATCTTGTTAGGCGTGGTGGCCTGCAACCCTGAAACAGGGGAAGTGATAAAAGGCACCATGACCGAGGGCGGGAGAGTGGAAACACGCCAGACTTGGCCCGCTCCGCTGACGATTGAGCGCTGTCCCAGGAAGCGCATCGGGTTTGACACCCATTAAGCCCCGCATCGCTGCTATTGATTGACCCATGCCAATGCAAACACCTGAGCAGTACCTGGAACAATGCAAGCAACGCGCCTTTGATTTTTGTGATCGTGGTGACGCATTGGGAGGCTTGGCGTTAATGGTTAATGGCACCGCAAGGGCAGGCTGCTTGGGAACAAGGGACGAGGTCCTTATCTGGGGTAACCACTTACTGGAAAGGGGGGATCTAAGGCCGGCGGCAGACGTGCGAAATTTTATTGAACATTTCCCCATGGA